CCTGCTCCATCATCATCAAAAAAACATTCGTTATCATTTCCATCTATTTTAAATCCTGTTGAACTTAATATCCCACCTGTACTTGCTAAATGTCCAGAGTGTGGATTATATAATGCATTTCTAAAATAAACATTATATTTAAACTTTGTTAAAAGTATTGGTGTTAAATTTTTTCTTATTTTAACAGTTGTTATATTTGATAAAATACTTTCATCTGTTTCATCAATTAAACCTGTAACTTTTGAAAATCTGAATACTGAATCAAACTTTTGTAAAGTAGAAGCATTATAAGCTATTAACTTATCAATAACATCTGCCTTTATAGTATCAGCAGTTTTTGCTGTTGCCTTTGCGTCATACTTAACATTTGAAGTAATTAATACGGATGTTGTTTCTGGATCTTTTATAACAGGTCTTACTGAAGCAACGTTAAAAGGTCTTAATTGAGTTACAATATCTGCTTTTGTTGTATCAGTTAATGTTGAACCTGATTTTGCTTTAATAGAAATATTTACAACACCATATTGTGGAGTTTCATCATCTTCTCCACCCCAAGCACTTACTGATAATGCATTTGGGTAAATTGATTTAACCAATGTTTCATAATCAGTTGCTGTAACTGCTCTATCTTGAGCACTATATTGTAAAGGTGCATTAAATTTTATTGATTCATTTGTTTCTCCAATTGCACCACCTGAAGAATTTGATTCAGTTGTTATAGTTACATTTGTAAATCCACCAACATTTCCTGATAATGCAAATTTTGAAGCGCCATTTGAATTTACTGTATTAGTTATAACATATTCTAATATAATAACATTACCATCTTCTAATTTTTTACCTGTTACACCATCACCAAAATAAATTTCATACTTATTACTAGAACCTTCTTGTATAAAAAATACTTTTGAATCACTTGCAACACTATTATAACCGCCTACTAAACTATAAACTGCTTGTGTCGTATCTGTATTACTATTTTGAACAGTAACTTTTAAAGTTGAAGTATCTACAAAGGCACTAGGTATAACAAATTTCTGGTCAGTATCATTTACATCATACGTGTATTTAAATGTAACCAATGTTCCTTCATAAAGAGTAACATTATTAAATTTATAAATTCCATCTACTGGTGTAATTGTTATATCTTCATTAGTTACGTATTGATAATCAACTGTTTCAACTGTAGTTGTGAAAATTGTTCCTTTCTGCATTGTAACAGATGAACCAGTTGCACCATTAATTAAAATATCAACAGAAGCTCTTGGTGCTCTAGGAGATGTAGGAGTATATCCTAACATCTTTGCTAATGAAACAATATTTTTTCTAATATCAGCACTATCCAAATACATTTCATTCATTCCCATATTAGCAATGTATGACAAATAGTGAGTGTTGTAAGATAGTACATCTAATAGAATTGATAAACCAGACCCTTCAAAATCATAGTCTTGAAATTGTGTTTGACTTTGTAAAAATGTTTTTAGATTTGCTTTGATTTTATCAAAATCTAATTCTGATACTTCTAGTTTATGTTGTGACATCTTATCTTAACCTTTGTAAAGTAATTGAAACTGATTGTGGATGTGGCACACCTATAATATTAAAATGTATTTCTATATCTAATCTATGATTATCTATAGATTCTTCAAACTCATCTCCATTTATGATAATACCAGTTAATTGGATTCTAGGTTCATTATTAATTAAACACTCTTCTATTTTTCTTTTTAAAAACACATTAGTAATTGGACTGTAATTTTCAAAAAGCAATCCTCTTATACCACAACCTAATTCAGGATGGAAAGGTCTTTCATAAAAACTTGTTTGTATTAAATTTCTAACTGCTCTTTTTATTGCTATTGCGTCTTCAACTACATTTACATCATTGGTAACTGGATGTCTACCAAAGTCTAAATCTATATCTTTAAACTTCCTAGACTGTCTAGTACTAGTACTTTTAACGTGTTTTGTATAATCGTTTAAAAAATTTTGAGTTGCCATAACTGTAATATTTATACGTTATCCACCAGCAAAAACATTATTAGAACCTTGAGTCATTTGTCCTGCGTCTGTGGAATCATCTTTTCTTGCAATAGACAATCCTACTACATTAACTGTTGAAGAACCTACATTAACAACAGCAACGTGTGGAGCGCAAGGAGGACTAGGTGGAAAAGGATGTGATACAGTTTTATCTGTTTTTCTTGCTATTAAAATACCATTTGCGAAAACCGTACTTTGAGTAGGAGTATCTAAATTACTTGTTGAGGCACAAATATGTCCTGTAGATAAACTATCACCTTTTCTACTTACTGCTGGCATTACTGTTCTTTATCTCCATCTCCGTAAACTTCTCTTTCCATTCTCATTATAAATCTGTAAAATTCGTCTTCGCTCATTTTATCTCTACTTTCCCACCTACTAATTCCAACTCTTTAGTTATTTTATCTGCTTCTTCTTTTTCTAGGTCTTCTTTAATTACAGAAGGAGTATCTTCTACAAAATTCTTTGCTTCCAACAACCCCATTTCTTTAAATTGTCTAATTTTTTGAATAACTGGTATTTTTTTACCAACTTCAAACCCTATTAAAATAACTTTACTTAATTTTACTTCTATTTCTTCAACAATAGGTGCAGGTGCTGAAGTTAATGCCGCTAAATTTAAATTCCAAGCCTTTTCCAATTTTTTAGATAATTCTCCAGCTTCAATAACTGTTAATTTACCTAATTGCTCTACTAAACCATCAATTACACTTGCCATCTTTAAAACTCCTATTTTGTAAGTTACCTTTTTTGTTATTATAGGTACAATACCCATTAAATTTGGGATATTTCATTAATAAACTTTTTTTAAATTTCTTATAACTCATCGCTTGCATAATTTCAGCGGTTCCGTCATCTTTTGTTACTGTATATTCATATCTCATTATGTTTCTTCCCGATTGTTTGTTATATTTATTAAAAATTACAAGAAACTTGGGCAACTTGTTTTGCGATTCGTTCCAAATCAGTAACCCAATGGCATTCTTGCAATTTTACGCAAGAAACCAAGAAAATAGAACAAACTATGAACAAAAAAATTACTAACCTGTTGATTTTATTGATTTTTTTTAACATTTTTTGAATTTTTCCCTTGACTTTCTAAAATTTTTAGTGTATAGTTAACGTATAAGTTGAAAAGGAAAACATTATGAAAAAACTATTAGAATACACAACAATTATTTGTTCTATATTAGGCACTTTTATGTTAATTGGCGCTGTTGGCGCAATTGACGGTGGATATCACGGAGTACCTATGAACGATAATTGGTTTTTGTGTGGTACTTTGTCATTGTTAGGAATTGCTATGTTTATTTTAGCATTATACTCACAAACATTGTATTCTGAACAAGATTAAATATCTACATTTCTATTTTTAGTACCTACACTATAACCAATTCCAAAGGATATGGTTATCACTGTACAAATGGCTAATATGTGCCATACCCAAAACATCATTATCTTTTTTCTCCTACAAGTTTATCTTTTAACGCTAACTTAATCTTCTTCAAATCTTTTAACGATTTCCACGCACTAAACGTCCTATCTAGTTGTCTTGTTGCTTCGGCTTCATTAACTTGAGTCTTCAATTCTTTATGTTCTCTTTTAAATGGATTTAAATTCATCTTTTTTTAACCTCTCTTAATCTTGGGTTATAACCTTTCGGCCATTCCAAATTAATTGTTAATGTTGAGTTATCTTGTTTGAGTATTCTTATTTGATGACCATTGGGAGTAGAATTATCCCAATATCTTTCGTAGTTGTCTATATCAATTACTTCATTTTTTTCTTCTAGTAATTCATCTTCAAAATGGTCAAACATTTTAGTATTGGGTGTATTGTTTGCCACATCATCTAAAAATTTATCAGTTTCTTCTTCGTCTTCTTCTTCTTCTTCTTTTTTTCTTTGTGCTTGTTCTTCTTCAAAACCTTGTCTTAATACTTCGGAGGTGGATAGTTCTTTCTTAACTATTTCGGTAGGTTTACCAGTACCATCATTAAAGATTTTAAAATCAAAGTCTTCTTTCGTAGGAACACCATACTTATCATTAATGGCTTTTGTGCCTGCGTCTTCTTCTTGTGCTATCTTTTGTGCAAACTCTTCAATACCTAAATCTGAACCTGTACCTGATAGGTCTCTAATTATATTCACTTTTTTTATTACCTTTTTCATTTTATCCTTCATACTACTATTTATATAAGTCTATCATACATTTCGCCGAACGTCAACCTAGAGGCACTCCGAGCCTTTTAGATTCGAAAAATTCCACGCTTGACATTACCATTAACTCTTATAAAT